AGCAAAGCGTTTTTCGGATGGTTTTATGTCGAAAGATTCAGAAACTGGCGGTGTGGCCGCGGTTGACGCAAGAGCAGAAGCACAGCAGGTTGAGAACAAAGATTATGTGCCGAATGCCTCACAGACCGACCGAACAACAAAGAGGATTTACAGCTTTTTCAACACGAATGAAAGAATTGTACAGTCATCCTACTCAGAAAATGAGTGGATTAGTTATTATGAAGCGGTTATTGAACCTGACGTTGCGCAAATGTCGGGCGAGTACACAAGGAAGCTGTTTAGCAGGAGGGAGCGCGGATTTGGGAATAAGATTGTGTTTGAATCAATCAATTTGATGTTTGCAAGCATGCAGACGAAATTAAATCTTGTACAGTTCCTTGATCGTCGGACAATGGCCCCGAACGAGGTCAGAGAAGTATTTGGACTTGCGCCGATACCGGGCGGGGATGAATTTTTGCAAAGAAAAGATACAGGGACTGTAGGGAAAGGAGGTGCAGGAAATGCCGAAGATCAAGGGAACAATAATTCAGAATGATTATCAATTTGCGTATGACTATTTTGGGATTGAGGCAACAAGCCCGGCGCGATTGGAAAAAGAGTTGGGCGAGGCAAGAGGACAGCCGGTCACGGTTGAAATAAATTCGCCGGGCGGATATTTGACAGCCGGGGTTGAGATGTATGACATCATGCAGCGGTATGAAGGTGATTTGACAATCGATATTGTTGGACAAGCCGGGAGTGCCGCCAGTGTCGCAGCTATGGCACGTAAGTGTAGGATGACTGTTTCTGGTTTGCTGATGATACATAATGTTTCAGGCGGCGTATCTGGTGATTATCACGACATGGACAAAACAAGTGAAGCTTTGCAGGTGGCAAACAAAGCCGTGTCAAATGCCTATCAGGCAAAAACCGGAAAAAGCACAGGGGAACTGCTTGCGTTGATGGATGCGGAAACATGGATGGATGCCGAAAAAGCATTAGAAGAAGGATTTATTGATGAAATCATTCAGCCAAAAGCAGAAAGATTGTTTAACAGCTCTGGGGTTATCATCCCAGAGGCAACAATTGAGAAACTGAAAAATACGTTAAAAGGTCAGTCCAATGATAGGGCTGATTTTTTTATAAGCAAATTAAATTTTTTAAAATTGAAAGGACAGGTAAATTAAATGTTTAAGAACAGAGAAGAGTATTTAGCACTTAGAAACAACCTCATGACAGAAGCGGAAGGCTTTATTAAGGAGGGAAAAACCGAAGATGCAGACACGAAAATGGAGGGAGTAAAAGCGCTGGACGCTGATTATGAAAAACTTGCAACAGCTCAGGCAAATCTGAAAGCGCTTGCAGGAGCTCCGCCGGTTGCGACACCTGCCGCTACCGGAACCGCTACGGTCGGGGTTGAAGAAGATGAAGACGTGACAAATTCCATGCCATACAGAAAGGCATTTATGAACTATGTTCTGCATGGGCAGAAGATGCCGTCTGAATTTGTGAATGCCGCAACAGGAACAACAACCACGACAGAGGGTGGAGCCACCATTCCGACAACCTTGGTACAGAAAATCATTGAAAAGATGGAAGCTACTGGCATGATCCTCTCCTTGGTGACCAGAACAGCGTATAAGGGTGGTGCGGCTATCCCTGTATCCCTGGTTAAGCCTACGGCTGAGTGGGTTGCTGAGGGTGCGGATGCGACTGGCGCAAAGCTTGACGTTAAGTCCGCAAGCATGATTACTTTTAGCTACTACAAGTTAAAATGCAAGGTGGCAATCACTCTGGAAATGTCCGAAATGGCAATTCCGGCCTTTGAAACAATGCTGGTTAACAATGTATCAACCGCTATGACAAAGGCGCTTGAGCAGGCGATCATCTCCGGAAACGGAAGCGGAAAGCCGAAAGGAATTCTTGCCGAGACGGCGCCGGCGGGTCAGAATTTGGATGTCGCAAAGGCAAAGGCGTTTGATTACAAGACACTGACTGACGCAGAATCGAAGCTCCCGCTTGCTTATGAGACCGGCGCAGTATGGGTTATGACAAAGCAGACATTTATGTCATTTGTCGGAATGGTTGATACAGCCGGACAGCCGATCGCAAGAGTAAATTACGGAATCAGCGGAAAGCCGGAGCGCATGTTGCTTGGCAGAACGGTTATATGCAATGACTACATGACGTCTGTCGATGCAGTTACGGCCGATACTGTTGTAGCGTTTTTGTTTGATATGTCTCAGTATGTCCTCAACACAAATTATGGAGTTACTATTACAAAGTATGTAGACGAGGAAACAGATGATAGAATCACAAAAGCAGTAATGCTGGTTGACGGAAAAGTCGTTGATAAAAACTCCCTTGTGACTATCACAAAGAAAGCTGCGTAAGCTGAGAAGCCTCCGGGATAATCTCGGAGGCTGTAATATGAGGTGTATAAAATGTGTTTGCTAGAAGAAGTAAAAGCAGCCAACAGAATAAAAACAGATGATGTTGGAATTATCGGAGAGTTGACGGGATTGATTGAAGCGGCAAAACGGGATTTACACACATCGAATGTTGCTTATATAAATGACTCTGACCCGCTTATCAGGCGTGCAATTATCCTATATACAAAAGCCCACTTCGGATATGACAATCCTGACGCGGAACGCTTTGAGAAATCGTATGAACTGCTGAAACAGCACCTTGCATCATGCGGGGATTATACGGGGGTGTGATATGGCGAGATATAACGCGGTCGGGGAACTTGGCATCGTAAAGATTGTAGAGGATGAGATACATAATCAAATCCCGGAAGAGGTATGGCGGTCAGTGTATGTCAATGAGTGGTCGCAGTCCTCAAATCTACAGGTGCTGGCGGCGCAAAATGAGGGTAAGCAGATTGCACAATATGAGATCATGACCTGCGAATATCGCGGTGAGCGTCTACTTAAGGTAAATGGCATCAAATACACCGTCAAGCAGGCATCTGTAAAGGGTGACAGAGCGGTGCTTACCGTAGAGCGCGAGGTGGCGAATGGCTAATATTTCGATTGATCGATTTTCCGATGCCATAGAAGAGGAATTGAAACTATTTGGCAAGGATGTTTCCGCAGGAGTTAATAAAGCGGCACAGAAGGCGACGAAGGATGCAGTTAATGACCTGAAAAAGAACAGCCCGAAAAGAACAGGGAGGTATGCAGGTTCTTGGGCGAGTAAAAAAGAAAGTAATGCTTTTGGTGAAGATACTTATACGATCTACAACAAGAATCATTACCGCCTGACTCACCTACTGGAAAATGGACACATCAACAAAAAAACAGGCATGAGAGTTAGTGCAATCCCCCATATCGCTTCTGCGGAGGAAGCGGCTATCAATGAGTTTTTGAATGCTTTGGAGGAAATGGACTTATGACCTATGAGAAAATAAATAGCATCTTAACGGAATTTAACCATCCATATGCCTATTACAACTTTGAGAAAGAAGTCAACAGTGATATTTACGTTGCCTACTATGAGACTGGTACAGATTCTTTCGGGGCTGATAACAAGACTTTTTCCAGCGATATCAGATTTACCGTGGAGTTATACGCGCCCAAAAAGAATATCGCGACAGAAAAAGCTTTGACAGATATTTTTGACCGCGAATCTGTATTTTGGGAACGTGGGCCGCAGGGAAAGATTGAATCAGAAAGTATGTACTTAACAATTTTTTATGTATAGAAAGGGAGCAAGATGGAGAATAAAATTTTATATGGATTGAGTAATGTATACGTATGGCCGATTACGAGCACCGATTCTGACGGAAAGCCTACGTATGGTCCGGCTATTAAGGTTCCTGGGGCGGTGGAATTTAAGTTATCTACAAAAGGTGAGATTTCGGAATTCAAGGCGGATAATGTAACTTATTATCAGTGCCCGAATAACAACGGGTATGATGGAGAGATCAAAATTGCAAAGATGAACGAAGAATTCAGAACGAATATTTTGAAGGAAACGAAAGATACAAATGGCGTACTGGTTGAATCTGCGGATGCAAAGCCTGCCGAGTTTGCACTAGGCTTCCAGTTTGAAGGTGATGTTTCTGCGGCACGTCATGTTTTGTTCCGCACTTCCATCACAAGGCCTGACGTAGAGTCAAAAACAAAGGAAGATAAAATCGAGCCGAATACGGAATCTTTGAAAATCACGGCCTCTCCGAGACTTAATGACATGTATGTAAAGGCTTATTGTGAGAAAGACAGTAGCGCGTATGATACATGGTTTGGAGCAGCACCATATGAACCTGTGATTCAGGGTGAGATAGGAGCGTAAACATGCAGAAAACAATGGAAATCGAAGGGAAAAAAGTTGTATTTAGCACAAGCCTTTCGTGGATTTACAAGTACATGTCGCAGTTTGGTGAAGACCCGCTTGGCATGGTAGCGCCTGTCTTGAAAACAGCGGTTCCGATTATCTCTGAATGGAACGGTAACTTTACTGCGTCCGAACTTGACCAACTGACAGATATCCTTTTTGATATCAATGTTAGTGATTTCCTCAACATTATCTGGGCGCTTGCGAAAAACGGGAATAAGGAAATTTCAGAACCATCAGAATGGTATTCGGAATTTGATAATTTTCCGGTTGATGAAGTGATTGCGGAGGTTGCGCCAGACATACTCAGGAGTTGCATGAGCACAAAAAAATACAAAGCCCTAACGGAAATGATGAAAAAGAAAAAGGAAAAGCAAGCGCAGAAGGAATCCTTGCAGGAGGAATCCGAAGAGGACTCACCATGCGAGACACCGAATACATGACGTTAGGGCAGTGGATTGATTACGTTATCGAATGGAATAATGATAATTTTGCGGAAGAAGAGACAGTTAGAAGAGCAACACAGGAAGACTTTGAAGGATTT